AGGTGGAGAAGCGCTTGTCGCAGCCCGCCGTCACCTCCAGCGTGTCGCCGGCGGCAATTCCCGTCGCCATCGGCAGCCACAGCGCCAGTTCGTCCGCCCCGTCCGCCCTGCGATGGTCCTCGATATCGGCCGAAAGCCCCGCCGCCGCGCCGCTCGAAAAGGCGATCACGCCATAGCGGAAGAAGCGCTCGGCAAAACCGGAAAGCCCGCTCACCGAAAGATGCATGTCGTCCCGCACCGCCGTCACCGTCGCCGTGGCGCGGAAGGCGGCTAGGTTCACCCGGCAGCGCCCGTCCCCCAGCACGGCATCGCACTGGCGCCCGTAGATGCGCCCGCGCACCTGGTCGAGCCGGTGCGTCAGCCGCCGCAACTCGGCGCGGAACTGCCCGCCCTCGCGCCGCACCTCGCCGAGCTCGGCCGTGCGCAGCAGGAGCCGCTCGGCCGTATCCTGCCAGTTGACCGTATAGACCTCGACCTTCGCCCCGTCGTAGCGCCCGGCCGAAAGATCCTCGGCACGGATCGCCTCGGCGGAAAAGCCGCCGGAAATATCGCCGCCCTCGGCCGAAAGCCCGTTGCCGTCCTCGCTCTCGCTCGCCGCAAAGCCGCTCGCCGCAAGGAAGGCGAGGCCATCGAAGACGAGGTCGCGGTCGTGGTCCGTGAAGCCCATCACCACCCCGTCGCGCCGCGTCACCTTCCAGCAATGGCAGAGCGTCGTCGCCTCGCCGTCGAGATGGGCCTGGAGCCCTTCCGGGATCGTCCTCATGGCCGCACCTCCACCAGCGGGATCGACGGAATGCGCCCCGCATCGAACTGGGCGAGATCGATATCGATGCGGTCCGTATCGAAGCGCACCGGCACGTCGAACTCGAAGCCGGCCCGCACCGCGCCGGAAGCCGGAACCTTGCCCGTCACAAAGGTGACGGTCCCCGTCGCCGCATCGACGGTATAATCCCCCGCCGGCACGAGGCTCCCCGCCACCGAGACGGCGACGCTGCCCGCCACCGGCTTTTCGATCAGCCGCACCGTCTCCCCGCCGGCATCCGCATAACGCTTGACGAGCCGGAAGGCCGCCGTCTCGCCGTCGCCGTTGCCGAGAAGCTGGTCCGTCGCGGAAACCGCCGCGCCCGGCGCGCACGATTTATGGTCCACCGGATCGCGGAAGCGGAACCCGTAGAACTGCCCCGCCCGCGCCTCAAAGAAGGCGAGCACGGCATAGAGATCGTCGAGCGAGCGCACGCCCGAGCCCGCATCGTAGCGCCGCCGGGCATCCTGCCAGCGGCGGTTGCGGTTCTCCCGCCCGTTGGAAAGACTGACGATATCCGTCCGCCGCATCGGCCCCCCGCTGGTGCCGAGCGCGACGCGCAGCGGAAACCGCACCTCATGAAATCCTGTCATCGCCAGATCCTTGTTCGCTGCAGGGACCCAAAGGCCCTCTCTGCCTGCTTTTCCTTCAATCTCGAGCGCCGAGGGTGCCGCGGATTAAGTCCCTCCCCCTTGTGGGGAGGGATTTAGGGAGGGGTCTTCTTGCCTCACAAACTCCGCTGCCCCCGCCCCACCGCACGGGTCAGCATGGCGGCGATCTGCCCTTCCGACTTGCGGAAGCTGGCCGCGTCCTGCGCCGTCACGTTGAAGACGATCTGCGCCCCGCCGCCGCCACCGCCCGCCGCGACGCCAAGCGCCCCGTCCGGCCCGCGCTTCAGCGGCAGGATCGCCTCGGCACCCGCCTCGCCCATCAGACCGAGCCCGCCGGCACTGCCGAAATAGGTCGGCGCGGATACGACCCCGCCCTTGGCAAACGGCGTCACGCCGCCGAGAACGCTGGAGATGCCGGAGGAAAGCAGCCCCTCCAGCGGTTTCAGCCCGGCGGAGAGCGCGATGTCGCTCATGCGCAGCGCAAGCCCGCGCAGCACGCTCTCCAGCCCTTTGCCGTCCACCACCGCGCCCTTCAGCGCACCGGTCAACGCATGGCCGAAAGAGCGCGAACGCGCCTCCAGGTCGTCGAAGACGTCCGAAAGCGCCTCCGCCTCCTCCCGCGCGCCGGCAAGGGAGATTTCGTCATCGGAATTGGCCATGGTCACTCCGTCCCGTCGGGAAAGGCCTGCATCAGCGCGGCAAGCACCGCCCGTCCGGGCACCGCCGCCGAAGGCCGCAGCAGCCCGAGCGCAAAGCCCAGCTCGCGCGGCGTCATCGCCCAGAAATCCTTTGCGGAAAGCCGCATGCGGCAGAGCCCGGCATGAAGCGCCGCCTCCCAGGGGAAAGCCGGCGCCTCGCCGGGCGTGCCGGATGCGGCGTTCAAGGGTGCGGCGGGGCGGCCTCCCCGCCCGGCCCGAAGGTCGCGTGCAACAGTTCGGCGGCGATGCGCGCGAAGCCCGCGATCCCCTCCGCCACCGCCATGCCCGCCACGTCCTCGTCGGAGAAGAGGTTGCCCGCCCCGCGCAGCCCCGCGCCGATGATGCGGATAAGGTCGTCCGCCCTCAGCCTTCCGGAGGAGAAGCGCTCCGCCAGCCCCGTCAGGCTGTCGACCGCGAAAGCCGTCTCCAGCTCGGCGAGCGCGCCGAGCGTCAGGCACAGCACCCTCATTTCTCCGTCGAGATGGGCCTCGATCTCGCCGCGATGGCGGTTCGCCCGCGCGCCCATCACAGCGCCTCGAAAGTCAGCGCGCCGGCCGATTCCAGCGCTATTTCAAAGGCCACCTCGCCGTCATGCGCGCCGGAATATTCGAGCGCGGCGATCTGGAACGGCCCGGCGACGGTGCCGAAATCCGGGATGACCACCTGCCAGCCGGCGATGGTGCCGGCGAAGAACAGCGAGCGCACCAGCGCATCGGACGCCTGGTCCTTGAAGATGCCGCTGCCGGAGACGGCTGCGCGCTGCACGCCCGCCCCGCCCAGCAATTCGCGCCAGCGCCCGGCCGATTCCGCATCCGTCACGTCGACGAGCTGCGCGTTGAAGGCGAGGCGCTTCGAGCGCAGCCCCGCCGCCGTGACGAAGCCCGCGCCGTTGTCGATCTTGAGCAGGAGGTCCCGCCCCTTCTGTGCCGCCATGGCAAGGTCCTTTCCTAAAAACCGTGGTTCAGCTTTCCGGCTCCGTCACCGCGCGAAAACGCATCTCCGCCCGGTGGAAGCGCGATTTCTCCGCGCGTCGCACCCGCGTGTCGCGGTGGAAGAGCAGCACGAGACGGTGCCCGTCGAGGGTGAGCGCCGCATCGTGCAATGCGTCCCGCACCAGCGCGGCGATCGCCTGCGCCTCGCGGTGCCCGCCCGCCCCGGACCAGACCTCCAACGTCACCGAATGCGCCTCGCCCCCCTCGCTGGCGGTGGAATGGTCGGAACTGTCGATGCCGGCGATCACCACGAGGGGCGAAGCCGGCGCGTCGATCCGCCGATCCGTGATCCCGTTCGCGCCGACGAGGGCCGCCAGCGCCGCGTCTCCCGAAAGTCGGGCGAAGATCGCCTTCTGCAGGGCCGATGCCGCACTCATGGCTTTTCCTCCTCGCAGTCGCAGACAAGGTAGCGCCCCGTCTCGTCGGGATCGCGAAAGGCAAGAAGCGCGAAGATCCGCGTCCCCTTCCGCAGGCGCATGCCGCCCGCAAGATCGGCGCGATGGCGCAGCCAGATGCGGTGCGTCACCGTCACCGGCAGCGTCCCTGCCACCTCCGCGGCGCGGGCCGAAACCGGCTCGATGCGTCCCCAGACCGTCACGAGCGCTGCAAAGCTCCGCTCCACGCCGCCCTGCCCGTCCGGCGTCTCCACCGGCCGCTCCAGCACCAGCCGCGCGGCAAGCGCGCCGGGATCGATCGTCCGCATCACAGCCTCCGCACCCGGTAGGGCGCGATCAGCCGGTCGTAGCCCGCAGGCACCACCCCCGGCTGGTCGCCGGGCGAGACCGCGCCGCGCAGCTCGAACATGGCGGCGACATGCAGCAGAAGCGCCCGCTTCAGCATGTCCGGCACCTCCGCGCCCGTTTCGCCGAAACCGGCGGTGAAATCGATCTCGATGCCGTTCAGCGCCCGTTCGGTCGCAGGCTTTTCCGCAAGGATCAGCCGTGCCGGCCGTGCCGTCCCGTCGAGGACATGGCCGCTGGCATCCACCTCGACCGGCGCACCCGCGGCATCGTAAACCGTCACCAGATCAATGGTTTGCACCGGCCCCCTTGCGATCTGAATCACCCGGCTCTCCGGCCAGTCGTCGAGATAGAGGCGCAGCGGCCGCGTCATGAGGCAGAGCCCCGTCGCGGCCTCCAGATGTTCGCGCGCGGCGCGGATGAGCGCCAGGATCAGCGCGTCCTCCTCGTCCGTATCGAGGCGCAGATGCGCCTTCGCCTCGGCAAGCGTGATCGGCTCCGCCGCGGGCGGCAACAGTTCGGCAATGGTCATGATCGGCCTTTTCGCTGGAGAGGGATGCGGGCGCGGCCGGGAGGCAAACCGCGCCCGCGGCACCGGCCGCAGGGAGCCGCCGGTGCACACTACGCCCGTCATCCCCGGGCTTGACCCGAGGATCCATGGCCGTGCGACGGCGGATGGATGGTCGGGTCAGGCCCGACCATGACGGAACTCTTGGAAGATGCCGCCCGTCCGCTCAGCTCACGGCGAACTTCACCAGCTTGATCGCCTCGAAGTTCTGCACCCCGCCGCCGACGCGCTTGGTGGTGTAGAACAGCACGTAGGGCTTGGCGGAATAGGGATCGCGCAGCACGCGCACGCCC